ATTCAATATATATAAATTCAATAGTATTTTTTCTGTGTTTGGTTTTTACCCCTTGCAATATTTGTGAGGGGTTTTAACTTTTAAATATAAATAAATCTTTTTATAAATGACATTTGGTCATGTGGAATATTATACTTAACTTGCCAATGTTTAACAAAAAAAATTATAACATGAAAACAAAAGAAAAAACATTTACAGAATTCACTCCGATTGGTAAAACTTATTGGAATGATGACGGAATTTATCAAAAAGAATTTACTAGGCATTATGATTGGTATGTTCCAAATTCAGGCGATGCACCAACAATTCATGGCGAATTATTAAGAGCAGTTTCAAGATTAAATTACGATTATTTTAATAATGGTAATTGCAATGTGCAAGAAGTAATTGAAGATGATTGTCCTGATTGTTATGGCACAGGTTGGCAAGAAAGCGATTATGATGATGAGGATATTGATTGCTCAAGTTGTGGTGGCGATTGTACATGGGAGATAGGAATTGAAATCAATGAATATTATCAAAGAATGATTGACTTTTTACAAGAGTATTCTAATGCCCAAAATGAGATTGATGAGTTAGTTAAATTTTTGACCGACTATTATCATTATAGAAGACCTAATTTATTTGCTGAAAAGAATGAGCAACTTTATACAAGATTGGTTGATAAAATCATGCAACAGATTTTAACTGAGGGTAAAAATGGAAACAAACCAAATCCTAAATTTAGAGAAGATGCATAGATTAGAAAGAAACATTTTGCACCATGCAAAGCAAAGAAAAGAGCAAAGAAAGTATTTAAAATATACATCAACAGAAAATGGGTGTTGTTTTAAAGATAACCAAGCGTTTGAAAACAAAAAGGGTATATGTTATATACCTGAATTATCAGACACAAAATATAGCTATAAAGATTTTATTAAGATAGCTAAAGGTGATGAAGATTTAGCGCATACATTATTTTCTATGGTAGATTGGCAAAGCCCTGAAACCTTGCTAGAGGATTTTAATAATTAAAAAATTATGTTCATGTTTTTTAAGGGGGTCAATTTAGACCCTCTTTTTTTTGTATTGATTTTAACAATTTAACATAATATAGATTATAGTGCATTTTATAAAAAGAGAAACTTGCATTTTATATTAAATCTCCACATGCCATTTTAAGCCATTTAGAAGCGATTTCCTGCACTTTCTATGCTCTGGAATATATTACCATTTAAAAAAAAAGTTATGCAAATAGCGACAATTTTCCAGAGGTAGAAAAATGACCATAAAAAAAATAATTGATAAAATGCTTGTTTATGTCAGTTGCGTTTTGTAGTATTGAAAATATTAATTTTAAAACTATAAAATATGAATTACACACTTTCAAAAGTTGATGCCATGACAAGTGACATCATTTTTAACTATGTCTTAGAACCTGTTTATCAAAAAGGCATCAAAGACAATTTAAACGATTCTGATTTAAGAGCAGAACTGAACGAAGAAGCAAGTAAATATCTTGACATGGTTGGCGAGGATAGATATGTATTTGAAGATTTAGTAAACGACTTTTTAGACAGATTATAATCAATTTGGGGGTGTAAAACCCCCTTTAATTTAAAACAATAAAATAATGAAAACAAAGACAGAAACAAAAAACAAAACAGAAATAATAATTTCAACAATTCAACACAAACCTTATATGTCGGAGGGTGGAAGTTGGGGAAATGGATATTTAGAAATTCCGAAAGAACATTTTTCATACGATTATGTAATGAGTTATATTGAGGATGATTGGGGTTTTTCTGGAAGTTTGTGTGGTGAAGAGATAACTTATGACACACAAACAGACATAGGAGTAAAAATTGGTTTTGACACTCTACATAGTTACAACGATGAAAGCCACGATGAAAAATGGGTTTTAGCTAAATGTAACGAAATAAAGGACTACCTAAATAGCTCAGAGAGGTTGAAAGATGTTATTAATTTGATGCAGAATCGTATAATTAGTTATGAGATTGCAATAAAAGAAACTAAGGAAAAAATAAAACAATTAAAAACAATTCTATTATGTAAATAAATTCAATACTTAAAAATTCAATACCCCCTATGAATTTAATAGCAATTCAATGGGGGTTTTTTTGTGCTTAATTTTGGCAAGATACAATAAGCCCAATTTATAAAGCTAATAAAAAAATAATTATAAAAAAATTTGTTTATGTCAGTTGCGTTTTGTAATATTGTTTCTAAGTTCTTTGACATATCGGAAAAAACAAAGTAAAATCTAAAATTTAAAACATGGATAAAATACCAAGTAAAAGACTTAATAAGTTATTGAAAAACCTAAAGGACACACCCTATGAAATTGGGGCGATGTACTTAGAATTATTGCTCGTTATGTTAGCTAATTCAGATGATTTTCTTGAAATCAAGGGAATCAAACAAGGACACCTAAAAGACCTAAAAAATAGAATTAATCAATATTTAATAAATTATGAAAACAAGTAGAATTAAAGAATTAAACCAAATGGCAACAAAACCAATAAAAGTTGCCACACCTTTACAAAGATTTGTTAGAAAACTTAAATACACTTTCTTAAGTGATAGATTTGTCGCATTAACTGTATACATTATATGTTTTGTGCTAACAATTTTTTTTAGTATCGAACTCTAAAATTAAAACAATATGAAAACAATAGAAGTAACACAAATGAACTCAACAAGGACAGGGAATCCTGTCGCAAATCAATTTAAGATATACACAAATAAGTATATATATTTTCAAAGCTATTCAACAATTATAGCAAGAAAACAAAGGGGATTTTTAGGAAAAACAACCCTTGATAAAAATTTCTGGGATTACTCAAGAACTACCTTGAAATATCTAAAATCATTTTTAGGCACTAACAAAAGCAAGAAAGAAATTGAGAAAGATATTAAAACAGGGGTTTATAAATTATCAAATCTAAATTAATTGTTACACAAAAGAGGGGGGCACTGAGCCCCCTTTTTTTTTGCTTCAAAGCTATTAATTTAACATAATATTAATTATGGTGCATTTAATATTAATTAAATTTTATTAATCATTTAACCCATTTTTTTAAATCTTAAATCATAGCTGTAAAAATCTAACTTATTGGAAATCAACAAAAAAAGATTAATTAAACTAAATTTTTTTTATTATTCACTTAAAACTCATCCATAAGACACCCATAGAAGCAATTTAAACGCTATTTAAGAGCATATTAATTTAATTCTATATATATACCCCACTTTTGTAGTATAGTGGCTTAGAAACGCTTATATTCATTGAGTATGCCTGTTTTCAATAGTATATCCTTAATTACTCCACTCTCTCTACAAACTACAAGTTCCATCTGACAGTTGTCAATTCAATGTGAATTTAATACCTTTATGAATCTAATGGGTAAAAATATTTCTACTTTATACTATACCAACCTAGCACATTCAATAAATGCGATTGCATTTTGTGTAGATAAAGGAATCAAGGTTTATGCTGTGCCAAAGACTGATAAAGAATACTGGGTTGAAGTAAACAATAATGGTAATATAACTAGAAGTCCTGTTACTTATGGCAAAAAAGAATGGAGTGAGAAAATATATGAATTATATGTGCACTACTACAAGAAATATAACGCAAATGACAATTAGTCAGAACATATATATTATATATATATACATAGTGTTATATATACATAGTGTATAATATACATCGTGTATTACATGCATAGTGTATAACATATATGTTACATGCATAATTAATAACATATTCTACCTGACATATATTCAGTTGAGTGTGTTGAGATACAAAAAATTAGATAATTATTAATTTATTATATGGCAAGAAAGACAATAGAATTAGAGGTGCCAACAACTCTTGCAGACATTAAGTTGTGGCAATATCAAAAGTATATGAAAATACTTGATGCACATAAAGATAAAGAACAAACAGAAGAACTAACAAGTTTCTTAAACATGAAACTAGTTGAGATATTTTGCAATATTACATTAAAAGATGTTTCTAATATTTCTGTTAGAGGTTTTAATCGCATAACTTCTATACTTACAAAAGTATTTCAAGAGAAACCTAAGCTGGTACAAAGATTTGAGCTAGAAGGTGTGGATATGGGTTTTATACCAAAGCTAGATGATATTAGTTTAGGAGAATACATTGATATTGAAAATCACATTTCTGATTGGCAAAAAATGAATAAAGCGATGGCTGTATTATACAGACCAGTTAATTTTAAGTTAGGTAATAAATATGGAATCGCACCTTATGAAGTTAAAGAAGAAGTGCAGGAGGTAATGAAAGAAATGCCAATGAATGTAGTAATAAGTTCAATGGTTTTTTTTTACGATTTAGGGAAGGCATTGTTGGGAGCTATACCGAAATATATGGAGAAGAATCTCACGAGTTCACAGACCTCTCAGCTAGAGCAACATTTGCAAAAAAATGGGGTTGGTATCAATCAATTTATGCACTCGCTAAAGGTAATGTCTTACAATTCGATGAAATTACCAAACTTTCACTTTTCCAATGTTTAAATTATTTAGCATTTGAGAAAGAAAAAATAGAAATAGAACAACAAGAAATAAAAAAGGCATATAAAAGATGACATCATTTTACGACATACTAGATACTTTAAAAACATATTTGCAAGGTAACTCTAACATCAATACAGTTACATCAGGAGATATATTTGAAGTAGATTTAGCTAAACAAAGTATTTTTCCTTTAGCACATATTACAATAAATAACTGTACGTTTCAAGACCATGTAACTGTATTTAATTTACAAGTGATTTGTATGGATGTTGTGCATGACACCAACGAAGATATAAAAGACCAAAACAATTATTTTCATGGCATAAATAACAAACAAGATATTTTAAATACAATGTTTTTTGTAGTTAATGGATTACAAAGTTCATTGAGAAGAGGGGAATTGTTTACAGACCTTTATCAAGTTGAAGATGATTATACTGCAACTTTATTTGAAGATAGGTTTGAAAATTTACTTGCTGGTTGGGCACTTGATATAAGTATAAGTGTGCCAAATAATCAAATATCAGATATTAATGCTAACGGACAATCACCTTGCTAATGAGTTTAAAATTAAAGAATACAGAAAAATATTTAAAAGCCTATTCAAAAAAGCTATTTGATTATACTGTTGTTGAAATAGCTAGAAAAGATAGAACAAGAAATTATCAAAGTGGTGCTATTACTTCTTCTATATCTGCTTCTGGTGATTTACAAAGAAGTTTAAGATTTCATCAAAGTAAAAAAAACTATATTACAAGTTTTAATATAATTGGTAATGAATATGGTGAATTTGTTGATGAGGGAACAAGAAGAAGCAATCCACCAGTATCTAAATTGATTGATTGGTTACAAACAAAAAATACTGTATTGACTGATAAAAAAGGCAATACGATAAATCTTTATGATTTGAAGAAAGTTAAAAGAATTGCTTATGCAATAAAAAAATCATTAAATAGAAAAGGTATTAAAAGAACAAACTATTTGACTGATATAGTAAAAAAAGAATTTAGGAAACTTAACAACATACACAATCCAGTTGTAAAAGACATTATGAGTGATTTAGATAATATATTAAAAAATGCTGGATATGAGAAAAAGGGTAATGAAACATTTACGATAGAAACTAAAGTTATATAAAATGAGTACAATAATAAACGCAAGAAGTCCATATTATTTTAAAGTGTCTAATGCAGATTTAGATTCTGTAAAACTTGAATTATATATTTGGACTGGAACACATTCACAAAGAACAAGTGCTTATTTAAGATATACAATAAGCAAAGACCAAAGATTAGATGAATTAGATAGAGGTACGACTACATCAGCTTCTACAGGTAAATTAATTGATAGTACACAGAACTTTCAAACAACTGCACAAATAGGTAGCTTTGTAAAAAACACAACAGATAATACTACAGCTAGTGTTACTAATATTGATAGTGATACTCAATTAGATTTAAATTCAGACATTATGGCTTCTGGTGAAAACTATATATTATTTGCCCAACCATATGTTGTATTTGAATTAAGTGAATTAATTAGAGATTATCTTGAAACAGAATATAATGATTATGCCACAGATGCAGTTTGGGTAGATGCAGATGTTACAATATATAATTCTGCAGGTTCTATTGTTCAAGTAAATAGTCAAAACACAAATACAACTACTTTTCTTGGCATAGATGGATATGGATACTTTGAAGATGGTGTAAATCCAAGAGATACTTCAACACCTATGATTTTACAAGACAATACTAATGTTTTCTATTACGATGGGCAAGATATAAAAATACCTGTATTTGCAGAAGCAGCAACAATAACCGTTTCTTTACAGTCACAAAATGATGCTGATATAGATTGGAATGTTCTTGATGACTTTTGGGAAACTAATGATAATACTTGGGGTTCAGGAGATGTTGCAATATCTATAACAGATAATGGAAATACTAACCAAAAAATTCAATATGTAATTATTGAAGACACAGAAGATTTAGAAGATGGAGATACAGTCACATTTTCTAGTGTTAAAGATTCTGGGACAACCACATCTGCTGCAACCAATAAATTAATTCAAACAGGTCAAAACTTTGAAACAACTGTAAGAGTTGGGGATTTGGTAGAGAATACAACTGATTCTACTACAGCGACAGTAACTGCTGTGGACAGTGATACTCAATTAACATTAAGTTCTGATATTATGGCATCTGATGAAAATTATAATATTAAATATGAAGCAAATAAAGTAATCACACTAAAGAAAGTAAATGAATGTAAGTTCTCTCCTTTAAACACAATATTTTATAATAAATATGGTGCTTTACAAAATATGTGGTTCTTTAAGAAATCAACAACTAACATTAATGTAAAATCTGAACAATTCAAGAATAATATATTAGATTTAGAAAACTCAGGAGGTACACCTTCTTATGCCTTAAGTAAACATCAAGAAAAGAAGTTTATGGTAAATGCCAAAGAATCTATAACAATGAATACAGGTTTTTATCCAGAAGCACATAATGAAATTGTAAGACAAATGTTATTATCAGAACAAGTTTGGTCTGATGACATAAGTAATGTATTGCCAATAAATCTTAAATCGAATACACTACAGTTTAAAAAATCTGTAAATGATAAATTAATTACATATACAGTTCAATTTGACTATGCGTTTGATAAGATAAATAATATTCTATAATGCAAAAGATAGTTTTATATATAAAAGATGGCGATGATGTTTATCGAAGAGTTGATATGTTTGATGATGAAACAATAACCTTAACATCAAAGATTCAAGACGTAAGAGATATAGGAAAAGTATTTACTGATTTTAGTGAAACATTTACAGTTCCAGCTTCAAGAGAAAACAATAAAATATTTCAACATTGGTATAAACATGAAATAGATAATGGATTTGATGCCAGAACCAGAAAAGATGCTATAATGGAAATGGACTTTTCTCCATTTAAAAGAGGTAAAATATCACTTGAGAATGTAAAGTTAAGAGACAACAAACCATTTTCATATACTGTTATTTTTTATGGCAATCTAATAAATCTAAAAGATTTACTTGGCGATGATGAACTTAGACATTTACCACAGTTAGATGACTATACACATGATTATAATAGCTCTAATGTTAAAACAGGATTACAAAGTGGATTGTCTTCAGGAAAAATAGTATATCCTTTAATATCACATACTAAAAGATTTTACTATGATTCTGCAACATCAAGTCCACAATATAGTGGAAACTTGTATTATAATACAACAGCGAACAATATTGGTCTTGCATTTGACGATTTAAAACCTGCAATTAAATGTTTAACTATTATAGAAGCTATAGAAGATAAATATACAGTTGCAAATGGTTATCCATCTAATATTGTATTTACCAGAGATTTTTTTAATAATACAGAGTTTTCTAATTTATATTTATGGCTAAGCAGAAATAAAGGACCTGTAGGAGGAGATGAAAACCAAGAAGAAACATTAAGTAGAATATGTGGTGATTGGGGATTTTCTTCTGGTGATTTAGGATTTGCTGTTGATGGAGACACTTGGTCTTTTACAGTAGAAAACCTTAATGCAAGTTTTGAAGCTACACTAACTGTAACAACTAGTGGAGGAAATACAAGTATTCCATTTAAAATGAAAGCTATTGATTATGTAAGTGGTACAACATTAAAAGAATCAACTATGGCTGCAGGTTCTAGTAGAACATTAACTTTTGAAGCAGCACAGAGTTTTAATCCTGTAAACTATCAAGTCAAATGGATTATTGAATCGAATACAGCAATTTCATTTACACCACAAATAGAACTTACAAAGTTTATTATTACTAACGGAACAATATCAGGTCAAGATGATGCAGTTTATAATATTAACGGTACTGGTAATTCAATATCTACAGTTAGTGAAATTATTATTACTCAGAATGTGCCAAAGTTAAAAGTAATAGATTTTTTAACTGGCATATTTAAAATGTTTAATCTAACTGCATATTATGTAGAAGATGTTGGAGATGCAGATTTTGATAAAATTAAAGTAGATACTTTAGATGAGTTTTATGCTGATAGAGTTAATAATCCATCAGAAGGAGAATGGGATATAACTAAGTTTGTAGATACATCAAGACTGCAAGTTAATAGAGCTTTTGAGTATAATGAAATAGATTTTAGCTATCAAGAGCCGAGCACTTTGTTATCTATAAATCATCAAGAACAATTTAATGATATTTTTGGCGATGAAGAGGTTAGACCACAAAATATAGATAGAGGAACTCCGTATGAAGTTACGTTGCCTTTTGAACACATGAAGTTTGAAAGATTGTTTGATGAGAATGAAACATCAAGTAGTCCTTATGATTTAGCAGACACAGCATATCTAACTGATATATTGTGGGGATATTCTGCTGCAGGAGAGTTTACATCTGATACAGACGTAACTCCTAATACTGGCAACTACGAACCTGTGCTTACAAAACCATTAGTATTCTATGCAATTCAAGAAACAGGATTAACTTCTGCAAAAGGAATTAAATGGATTTCTGATGGCACACCTATTTCTTTAACACAATATTATAGACCATCAAATACAAATGAAGATGGAACAAGCTCAACAGCACCATCTTTTACTATAAACTTTGATGATGAGATTGATGAATGGAATTTGCAAAACTATGGAGGAACAACTAATTCATTATTTAAGAAGTTTTATGCTACTTATATAAATGGAATATTTAATGAGAAAAAAAGAATATATAAATTAAAAGCATATTTATCTACTGATATTTTGGCAAACTATAGATTAAATGATGAGCTTGTGATACAAAACAAGGTATATCGTATTAATTCTATAGAAACAAACTTTAAGACAGAGGTAAGTAGTTTAGAACTTTTAAATAAATTAAGTGATGATTAAAAACATAATTGACTTGTTAAATGCTTCTGATTGGTATGGTGAAAGCGAATTAATTGAGATTGCCAAAGGTAAATATTCTGCAGTTGGCAACTATAAACAAATGAAGGAACAATTAAAACGATTAAAGTATGGCAACTAAAAAAATATTAATACAAGTAATTTTAGACGACAAAGCGACTAAAAAAACTAAAGAAACAGAAAAAGCTGTACAAGGTTTATCTAGTAAAGTTACTATATTAAATAAAGAGCAGAGACAACAAATTATAAATGATGAAAAATCTGCTATACAGAAAAAGAACCTGATAAATTCATTAAAACAACAAGCGGCAGCAGAAATGGCTGCAGCTCAAGCAACAAAAGATGGTAGAGCACAATCAGGTTTAAATAATGCTATATTGCTTGAAACAGGTCGTTTAGCTTCAGACGCTTCATATGGTTTTACAGCTATTGCTAACAACTTATCTCAGGTTGTTACATTATTTGCAAGTTTTGTTGAAACAAATAAAGGTGTTGTAGATTCATTTAAACAGTTAGGAAGGTCTTTATTAGGTATTGGAGGTTTTTTAATTGCTGTACAACTATTAATTTCATTTGGACCTAAATTATTAAGAATGTTTAATGACCTAATTGGTCGTTCAACAACTTTAGCTGATGTGTTTAAGGAATCGGCAGAAACAGTTTCTGAATTAAATGGCAATTTTGAATTATATATTAGAACACTTCAGGATTCTACAAAGACAGATGAGGAAAAACAAATTGCATTAAAAAAGTTAAATGAAGAATTTCCTGATTTTATAGAACAATTAAATGAATCTGGTGTCAGTACAGAAAACCTAAAAGACAAAACAAAAGAAGCTAGAGAACAAACAGATTTATATAGGCAATCTATAATAGATTTAGCAATAGCAAGAGCTGCAGCAGATAAAATAGAAGAATTAGCTGTAGAACAATTAGATATACTTATAAAAAGAAGAGAAAAACTAATAAATTTAGGCTTAGAAGACGAAAAAGCTGCTGCAAAAAGATTAGAAGCTATATATAAAGAAACTGAAGGTAAAAAAGCTACTGAACTTCTTGGAAATAGAGAATTAATACTTTTAGCTAAAGAAGCTGAAGCGATTGAGAATGTATTATCATTTAAAGATAAAAAAATAAATAAATTAAATGAAGAAATAGACCTTTTATTAGATTTTACACAAATTAGTGAAGATTCTAATGAAAAAGAAACCAAAAATGCTGATGATACATATGATAAATTATTAAAACTATTAAAAAGTTATAGTGATAAAGTTTTATTAAATACTGCTGTAACAGAACAGCAAAGGTTAAAGATAAAAGAAGAGTTTGCATTACAAGAAGCAATAGCTTTAGGAGCTTCTGAAGAGCAATTAATGATAATTAGAAGATATTATGCACAAGAAACACTAAAACTAGATAAAAAACTCAGAGATGAAATATTAGCGAATCGAGCAGGTGTTGATTTAACAGGAAGTGAATTTCAAGAAGAAGAATTAACAAAAGAAGAGAAAAAATTAAGAAAAAGAGCTGAAACTTTATTACAAGTTGATAAAGAAGCAAGAGCTAATGATATTACTGATTTCTTAGAGAATAAAGCAAAAGAATTAAATGCAGAAAACGCATCTTTTAAGGTTAAGAAAAAACTAACTGCTGAAGAAAGAAAAATTAGAAATAAATCATTACAAGACACAGCAAGATATTTAGGACAAGCAGCTTCATTGTTTGGAGAGCATACTGCTGCTAATAAAACACTTAGGATTGCAGGTGCTGTCATGGATACTTATGCTGCTGCAGATACAGCATTAGCTACTGCACCAGTTCCATTAAACTTTATACAAGCTGCTGCTGTTATTGCTGCTGGTATTGCAAATGTTAAAAAAATTATGGAGGTTAAAGTGCCAAATGATAAAGGAGGTGCTAGAATTAGTGCTGCAGTTGCAACAGCTCCAACACAAGCACCAGATTTTAATGTAGTAGGAGCAGGAGGTGTTTCACAGTTAGCTACAGGGTTAGCTGATATAACTGGCAAACCAATTCAAGCGTTTGTAGTTAGTAAAGAAATATCATCAGCACAAGAACTAGATAGAAACATTACAGGAAACGCATCTTTAGGTTAATTATATAAACAAATTTAATATGAGAATAGTAGAATTATTAATAGACGAAGAACAATTATTATCTGGCATAGAAGCCATATCTATTGTGGACCAACCTGCAATAGAAGAGAACTTTATTGCTCTTTCTAAACAACATGAAATAAAACTTGCACAAGTAGATGAAGAGAAAAGAATACTTATGGGTGCTGCATTAGTACCAGATAAGAATATATATAGAAAAGATGGTGAAGAAGAATATTATATATATTTCTCAAAGGATACTGTAAGACAAGCATCACAATTATTTTTAATGAGAGGTAATCAAAACAAATCTACATTAGAGCACCAAGCTGAATTACATGGATTATCTGTAGTTGAATCTTGGATTATAGAAGATGAGGTGCATGATAAATCAAGAAAGTATGGAATGGATTTGCCTATTGGTACTTGGATGGTTTCAATGAAAGTAAATAATGATGAAGTATGGAATGATTATGTAAAAACAGGATTAGTAAAAGGATTTAGTATTGAAGGATATTTTAAAGATAAATTAGAAATGTCTGCAATAGATTATGTAGAAAATGAGGAGGAAGCTACAGAAATATTGTTAGAGATTGCCAATTCAATACTAGATAATAAATATGAATTGAAAACTTATGGTGATTACGGAAGTGGTGTTAGAAATAATGCCAAAAGGGGTATTGAACTAAACAAGAAAGTAAATAATAAATGTGCTACTTCTGTAGGCAAAATAAGAGCTCAACAATTAGCAAGAGGTGAAAAATTATCTGTTGGCACTATAAAGAGAATGTACTCGTATTTAAGTAGAGCAGAAACATATTATGATGCAGGAGACAGTAAAGCGTGTGGAACTATATCATATTTACTATGGGGTGGTAAAGCAGGATTAAACTGGTCAAGAGGTAAATTAAGAGAACTTGGTGAGTTAAAAATGGCATCAATGGTTGTAGATAAAGACCATGCAATAATTAATGATAGATTAGCATATTCATCAAAAGAGATGGCTGAGAAAATGGCAGGAGATTTAGGTTGTAAAGGAATACATGAACACGACTTTGAAGGTAAAACTTGGTATATGCCTTGTGAAAAACATTTATTAGACGACCCTTGTCCTAAAGGATTTGTAAGAAAAAACGGAAAGTGTGTAAAGAAAACAGATAATTATGCAGAGGTTGGTCCAAGAGGAGGAGTAAGAAAAAGTCCTAAAGCACCTAAATCTGACACACCTAATCCTAATCCTAAAGGAAAAGGAACAGCTAAAGGAGATGCTTCTGGTAAAAAGGGAGCTAAGGTTTCTGCAAAAGACAGAGCATCTCTACAAAAAAAAGCAGATGACTTTAACAAAAGATATAAAGAAAAATTAGGTTATGGTATAACTGTTGGTATGTTGGCATCGGTATTTCAAAGAGGTCTTGGTGCTTTCAATACAAGTCATTCACCTAACGTAAAATCACCCTCACAGTGGGCACATGCGAGAGTTAATGCTTTTATGTACTTGGTAAGAAACGGAAGACCACAAAATGCTAAGTACACTACAGATTATGATTTACTACCAGCTAAACATCCAAAGAGTAAGAAATGAAAAAAACAAATGAAACATTAGGTAGGGCTGTGCCGAGAGGTAAGAAGAGAGGTTGCTTATGTAAAGATGGCAAAACCTATTCAAGAAAGTGTTGTGATGGTACTTTACGTTCACAAGGAATAGGCAAAATCTAACAACTTTTTTATAGATTATTACTTTTATAAATAAAATTAATTTTATAATATATATTTTATGGAAAAACAAAAAGCTACATCAATTCTAAACGACATCATGGAGAAATTATCTCTAATTAAAAAAGATGACGTTAAAGAAGTTGAGCTTAAAGAAGAAGAAGTTCAGCTTTCTGAACAGCTTACTGAAGAAGAAGAAATGTCACAACAACTAACTGAACTTGCTTGTCAAGAAGAAGTAGTTGCTGAAGAGCTTTCAACTGATGAGGTAGAAGCTGAAGAACTACAAGAAGAAGTTTCTGCAGAAGAAGTTTCTGAAGAGATTGAAATGGAAGAAAAAAAATACGTTTCAAGAGAAGAGTTTGATATGAAAATCAAATCAATTATGGACAAGATTGATGAGATGAAGTTAGGTTATGATAAAGAAAAAGTTTCTATGAGCAAACAAATAGAAGAGCTTTCTAAAGAACCTGCTGCAGAACCAATCAATCAAGGTACTGAGGAACAACCTAGAAAAAAAGTTCTTTACGCACAAAACAGACAATTCAATACAAAAGATAGAGTATTGAATACAATTTTTAACATTAATAGATAAATAAATAGACAAAAATGGCTACTACTACATCAATTACTACTACTTATGCAGGGGAATTTGCTGGTGATTATATTTCGGCTGCATTATTATCTGGTAATACTTTAAATAGAGGTAATATCGAGATTAAACCAAACATTAAGTTCAAAGAAGTAATCAAGAAAGTCGCAACTGATTCTAACGTAATAAAAGATGCAACTTGTGATTTTACTGATACTGCTACTGTAACTTTAACAGAAAGAGTTCTTCAACCAGAAGAGTTTCAAGTAAACCTTGAACTTTGTAAGAAAGACTTTAGAAGCGACTGGGAAGCAATCCAAATGGGATACTCAGCGTATGACAACTTACCTCCAAAATTCTCTGATTTCTTAATCGGACACGTTGCAGGTTTAGTTGCAGAAAAAACTGAGCAAAATATCTGGGGAGGTGTAAACGGAAACGCAGGAGAATTTGATGGATTCACAGTTTTAATGGCTGCTGATTCTGACGTAAATGACGCTGCTAATGGTTCTGAAACTTCATTCACTTCATCTAACATCGTTACTTTATTAAGTAATGTTGTAGATTCAATTCCTAACGCAGTTTATGGACAAGAAGATTTAAAAATATATGTTCCACCTGTAGCATACCAAGCATATATCAGACATTTAGGAGGATATGGTGCTAATGGATTAGGTGCTCAAGGTTACGATAACAAAGGAAACCAATGGTATAACAACAATGCTTCATTATCTTTTGAAGGTATTGAAGTTGTTTATACTTCTGGTATGCCTTCTGACCATATCGTTGCTGGACAAAAATCAAACTTATACTTTGGTACAGGTCTATTATCTGACCACAACGAAGTAAAAGTTCTTGATATGGCTGACTTAGATGGTTCTCAAAACGTAAGAGTTGTTATGAGATTTACATCTGGTATTCAGTACGGAATCGGTTCAGATTTAGTATTATTAACATTAGCTTAATAATTAAATAATTGTATAACATAAGAAGGGTAGGTGGTATGGACTACCTGCCCTTTTTTACTAAAAAATAAAATATTATGGCTTGTGATTTAACTAAAGGAAGAAAAGAACCATGTAAAGACGTAGTTGGTGGTATTAGAGCTGTTTATTTCACAGATTTTGGTGATTTAGGCACTATAACACTTACTGATGATGAAATTACAGATATGAGTGGAACATTTACTGCATTTAAATATGAAGTAAAAGGTAACTCATCATTTGAACAAAACATTACTTCGTCAAGAGAAAATGGTACTACATTCTTCGAGCAAACATTGAATTTAACATTACATAAGTTATCTAAAGAAGATAACAAAGAATTAAAGTTAATTGCATTTGGAAGACCTCATGTAGCTGTTGAAGATTATAATGGAAATGTATTCTTAATGGGTAGAGAGCATGGTTCTGATGTATCTGGTGGTACAATAGTAACTGGTGCTGCTATGGGAGATTTAAGTGGATATACATTAACTTTAACTGCTATGGAAACTTTACCAGCTAACTTTATTGATAGTCCTACTGCTTCTGACCCTTATGCGGGAATGGGTAGTGCAACAGTTACAATAACTGTAGGAACTAATTCTTAATAATTAAATTTACTTTGTAGAAAAGAGGGATGCTTTATGTATCCCTTTTTTTATGCAAACAATTTTAATTAACTTTATTATTTATATATGATAATATTAACAACATCTACAGATGCTCAAACTTTTAAGATAATACCAAGAAGTGCACCGAGCTCTGTTACATTTGAACTTACTGATAAATCTAAACGTACTACAAGTACAGTTTCTGTTACAGTAAGCAATTCAAACGGGTACATGTCTATTAATGGTACATTTGGATTAGTTGCCAATAGATTCTATTCGTTTATAGTAAAAGATGGTAATACAATTATATATAGAGGAAGTATATTTTGTACTGACCAAACGGATTATAACGTATTTGATGTTCATTCTGGAGATTATACAACAGAGAACTCTTACGATAACGACTTTGTAATAATATGACAAAAAAAAGCAATAGAGCAACAAGAAGAAGATTGAGTGCTCCAAAACCGAAATTAGAAGTACAGCAAGGTAAAATCCATGTTGTAAATCTTTCCTCCTATACAAGACCAGAGATTACCGAAAGATATAATCAAGAATGGATTGAATACGGAGATGATAACAATTATTTTCAATACTTAATAGATAGATATAATGGAAGCCCCACAAACAATGCTGCAATCAATGGAATAGCAGAAATGGTGTATGGTAAAGGATTAGATGCTGTTGATAGTATTGATAAACCTGAAGAATATAAAGAACTCAAAGAATTATTCTCAAAAGATTGTATGAAGAAAACTTGTTATGACTATAAAATGATGGGTCAAGCAGCACTTCAAATAATCTATTCTAAGGACCGTTCTAAGATTGTTCAGGTAGAACATATACCTGTAGAGAAGTTAAGGGCAGAGAAGGCAGATAAAAAGGGTATAATCAACGCATATTACTTTGCTAATGACTGGACTGAAATCAAAGGTAGTAAAGCACCAAAAAGAATACCTGCATTTGGCACAAGTAATTCAGGATTAGAAATACTTTATATCAAACCTTATAGAGCAGGTTTTTATTATTATTCTCCTGTGGACTATCAAGGAGGTTTACAATATGCAGAACTTGAAGAAGAGATAGCAAATTATCATATCAATAATATTCAGAATGGTCTTGCTCCAAGTATGCTTATTAACTTCAATAACGGAGTACCTACGGAGGAACAAAGAGAGCTTATTGAAAGAAGTATACAAGAAAAATTTAGTGGTTCGTCTAATGCTGGTAGATTTATATTGGCATTTAATGATAGCAAAGACCTTGCAGCTTCTATAGAACCTGTCATACTTTCTGATGCTCACGAACAGTATAAGTTTTTATCTGATGAATCTATGAGAAAAGTAATGGTATCTCACAGAATTGTATCTCCTATGTTAGTAGGTATAAAGGATACTACAGGTCTTGGCAATAATGCAGAAGAGCTACAAACTGCTTCAATACTTATGGATAATACTGTAATTAGACCAATGCAAGTAACAATACTTGATGAGCTAGAAAAAATATTAGATTATAATGGTATTGAATTAGATATATACTTTAAAACCCTACAACCTCTTGAATTTACTGATTTGACTAATGCGATTACAGATGCTGAGATAGAGAAAGAAACAGGTATAAAGAAAGAGGACCAAGAACCAGAACAAGAAGTTGAACAACCAGAAAATATTGAAGAATAATGGCAACAGCACTATTTATAAAAAGGTCAGACATTGTTAAGAATACAGCTTTAAATTCAAATGTAGATACTGATAAATTTATTCAGTTTATTGCATTAGCACAAGAGATTCATGTTCAGAATTATTTAGGCACAGATTTATATGATAAAATAAGTGCTGATATAATTGCAGGAACATTATCTGGCGACTATTTAAGTTTAGTAAATGATTACATACAACCTATGTTAATTCATTTTGCTATGATTGAATATTTGCCATTTGCAGCTTATTCTATATCAAATGGAGGTGTATTTAAACATAATTCAGAAAACAGCTCACAAGCAAGTAAAGAAGAGATTGATTTCTTAATTCAAAAGGAGAGAGATTATGCAGAGTATTAT